GCTATAGCCATAGCAGTATATATATCATTTAGGTTAGGAATTTACCAAAAACGTATCTTATCAGTATCAGCCGTCCGATAATTGTAAATCTCTTCGAGCTGTCGCAGATACTGCTGTTTGTTGGTTGACCTTTTAATGGAACTTCCAAGATATCCTAGCTTCTTAGTCATTCTGCTGTGGTCATAGTCCTTGTTCTTAAAGCACTGAACCATAGCCAGAACGAATGTCCTATCAGTAGTGCAGGGACTCATTTCTTTTAAAGAATGAATCCATTCAGCACGTTCTGTAGCTTCCTTCAGGGTAGTGATTTTCATTGTACCTTCGCGAAAATCCTCGTAGTTCCTTCCTCCCCATCTGCCAAAAAACAGCACTTGGCCTACTGAGAAAGAAAAGTCATACTTTCTTATGAATCCGGCGAATATTTTGTAGTCTTGCAGACCTACTTCGCACCATGCATTAAGAAAGTCATAAGCCGTCCACTTATCCTGAGCATTATTTAGCCGAGCTATCATTGAAATATCAATGTTACCGACAATAACATAATGAATAGGTAGTGATAACTCACAGCAGGAAACATACCTGTGTTGTCCATCCAGTATCTGCATATCCTTATTTACAAGGATAGGATACAGCTCTGTGAGATTGCTCATTTTAATTGACTCCGTTAATTTCTTAACCTTTTTACGGCTAATCCTGCGATTACCCGGCAAGAAACTAAACATAGTGTAGTCCATCGTGGTGAATCGCACGGGAGACTGAGCCACTATACCTTCATTTGTTGTGACAATAGTCTCAGCAAACTCATTGTATGTGGAGGTGTCAACGTCTTTCATTAAAGACTCCTTTTTGTTGTGCAGACTAATCCATAGTGAAAATCCTTGTGATTCCGTCACTGGAACCAGTCGTGCGTTTACGGTATTCAAGAACATTGTCCTTGAAGCTTTTATTTAAATCCATAACTTCATCAATATCTTTGTCGGTATAATAGCCATATTTATCAGCACATTCTCCACAGTATGCAGAATGTCCTATTATGACTCCACCTTTCATATTGTCGCCATAGGGGCCATTGCACCCATCACAACATACATCATCACCTATATTTATGACCTCTATTAATTTAGCATTATCAAATAAACCCATTGATTTATTTCCTTTTTTTTATTTACTATAAAAATCTTTGCACAAGGGCAGAGAGCACAGATAATTCTATGCTCTCTGTTCCATAACAGCTAGACGCTGTTATTATGCCTCACCCCTTGATGTCTTATCCCACTTCATCCGCTCTAAGGCCTTTGCTACATCTTCATCCAGCTCTGGTTCATCGTCCTGTAATGAGTTGAATTCATCAGCACCCATACCGCTCATAAGTATACCGGGATGCTCATCATTGAACCGGCTGACAGCTTGATGCAGATGAATTTGAACCAGCCTTGATATTACCTTTTGCATACCGGGGGTCAAGTCTCTGTGTAATCCGATAGATATTTCCAAAGCACGTTCACTACCTTTGCAGAATTCGAGATTGATTCTCATATCATCCGGTTCGCATTCAGCGGATTCGCACACATCCTGAATAACATCTGTTATGTCACCCATCAGCATCATTTTGATAGCCATATTTTCAGGTTTTTTAGCATCTTCATCCATTACGCCGGGTCTTTCCTTGAAGTAATCTACCAGAACGCTAAGCCGTTCAATCCTTGATTCTACATTGGTGTGCACCGCGTACATATCAAGTGATAACTTCAAGGCTACTTCCCTGAGTTCTGGTTTGGGAAGCGACATATCAAGTATATCGCTCGACTCAACCAAGAACTCTATGTTGTTTGCTTTCATAAGAAGCTCCTTTTTGTTGTTATTTAAGTTTTTTACACGCCTTCATAAATGATTTTATGCTTCTAATATTAGGTATAATCTTTAAATTTCTGTAATTGCAGGGAACGTTACTGCCTTCAGTATAATACTCGATATCATTTTCATCCTCAGTGCAGAAAAAATGTATCTTGTTATTGATTGTACCGCCAAGTACAACCTCTAATCCGTCAAAATCGCCAAAGAATATTATTGTCCTGTTCTTGAATAAGCTCCACCTGTGAACGCTATTGAGTATATCTTCAACAGTTAAGAACTCGACAAAAGCTTTTTTCTTGTTACTGTACATATGAACAAGTCTGGCATTGGGAGCATCATACAGTTCAATGTCTCCAAATTGCACACATTGACTGGCTATGTCACTATAAAAATTTGAGTATTCACTGCAGGATGGGCTACTGTCTAACATAATGATTATATTGTGCTTCTCTCTTGACATACGGCACTTATAAATAGAATCCCTGTTAATTTTACGCATGGCCAACCTGTCGCAGTCCCAAAATTCATCACCTTCCACGGCAGCACCAACATGGTCTTCAGCCAACCTACTTATAATTCTAGCCAGTTCAACAGCCAGCCTCCTGTTCCTAGCACCACGTAATGTGTACTTACCGGGAAGTGCTGGATGTTTGTTTATCCTGCTCATATTAACATCGTCCCAGAAGTTTTCAATCTTTCGTCGCTGTGCTCTTTTCATTACATCTATCATCATATCAATCTCTTGATTCGGATGGTAGAGCATATTGATACCATCTTTATTAATTTTTGTATTGCTGTTAAATCTTTTTGTAATATTTTTGGAGTTGTTGTGGAACTTGCTCAACCCGGGGAGCTGTTTGCCCCCCGAGTTGTTCGCTTTCGGTAAAACATTGATTTTAACAGAGCTGTTACCACCGGCAGACGGCCCATTAAATGTACCGCTTAACTTCACTTTGGGCAGAGGAGCATCTGTTATAGTGTTCTCCAACTTTTTGCCCGGTGTAGTGAAATTACGCCACTTGGTCTTGAGAGGGCTTGTACGCTTTTTCAAGAGCTTTTATCCTGTTTATCTTTGTTTTCATGTCCAGCGACAGCGATGGTTCATCAACAACATCCAACGTATGCAAGAATGTACAGAACATGACATAATCGTAAATGATATACGCACATATTCCGTTTTTCCGCAAAACATTAATATTGTTAGGATGAATCAACCAGCCAGCTTTTTCCAGCCTCTCACGAACAGTACCATCGTGCTGAAAACATTTGTACAATGGAATTACACCAATCCAGCTAAGAATATAGCTCATAACCTTAGGATGAACAACACCTTCGATTAACAGCGACATCTTTCCATGAGTATTACTAGCAATCTCCTCTACAGTGAAATGGAGATTATTAGCTGTAATCATAAACCCGTTAGTAATTGAGTGTACTTTGTATTTACCAGTATTACGCTTCATATCTTCAAAGAAAGGTATCTCCGAAGTTTTGCAGTCTATTTCACCGCTAGGTGACTGTAACCATACGCCCTGACAAAATCCACCATGCTCACTAAACGACTTTACAACGCTGTTACCCAGTACATTGGCACTCTTTGTAACTTGCCTATGTAAATTTGTTACAGCTATGTGAGTTGATAGACCCATACTCATCTTGCGCAAAACAGCACCGGGAACATCTTGTAAAGCCTGTATGTTAGCAAGATTCTGATACCTGTTAAGTTTGAAATAACCTGTCAAAGTATCACGGGTAGAGCAGATAATCTCAAGACCTTTGCCTTCACGATATCGTAAATCAGCCTTTTCATTTCCACGAGTGAGATTTCTGGCAATAATTTCCTTACTATCTCTCTTGTGTATATGCCATTTACCGCTCAGCATCCTGTTCAGCTCCGGCCTTGTGATATATTTATCAACAATACGAACTTCTCCGCTATTATCACGGAAGAAGCTAGTCCTGTCAATCCAGTTCACATGGCTGGCGTTTATTTCAACAGTCAGAAAAGCACATTTTTCGGTGATTACTCCCCAATCGGGCATAGCAGCCAACTCAGGGTCAGCACTGTCCATATTGGATTGCATTATGATATCATCAACAGCCCATGTATAGTCTTTATCACGTTTCAGAACAGCTACAGCATTCTCTGGAACATATTGTACGGGCTCAAACGAGTCATCGAACGTAGCTAAATCTCTAAGATGAGGCATTTGCGGTTCGTCTGTATCGCTTCTTTCAGGCACGATATCAACACCGTAATCGTCAGGATTTACCGAAGCAATCCTTCTGATATCTATTTCATCAACTTTACCTTGATTAGATAAAAGCGTATGATTTTCTGGCGTCTTGGTTATGTACTGGTAAACCAATGCGTTCCAATCGGCACTGCCATCTAAAACAGAGATAGCATCCATCATTTGACGTAGTTCCTGTATAGTTGCAGGTTTAGGCATTTTAGCCTGAATACTGCGTGTGTACAGGTCAATCATCTGGGGGATGTATTTATTGCCGTTATGAGTCATCCTAAGAGCCGTTACAACATCAGCAGGCTCGATAGGGTCAACATGAATCATGGGAAATCTACGAAGCAGGGCTTCATGGAATTCACGTTCATCATTGGCAGTGATAAATATAGTGAGATTACTTAAATTAGCATGAATATCACCATCCTCAACGCCGGGTAGAGACAGGCGACCATATTGTAGAAAATCCAAAAAGAATCCATCTACGCTGGGCCGTGTCTTATCCCATTCATCGAGCATCAACATCACTGGTCTTTTGCGTGACTCAATAGCAGCCTGAAAAATCTTTCCATGGCCAATCTTAACACCTGAGATAGTATTCTCAGAGGGCATAATCTTGACCAGCAAATCTTCTTCACGGGTGCCTTGGGTACATTGATGTACAAAAAGCTGGCGGTCTAACACTTTAGCAAGTACCATTGGTAGGTAACTTTTACCCGTACCAGCCATTCCATATAGAAATGCTCCACTTACAGGTCTTGTATGCATTGATGTCATTACCTTGGCAACAAAGTCAGGTGAACAAATGTATCCACTTTCATTTAGAGCCATGTGTAGTCCACTAAGGCTATCAAGATATGTAGGCTTTGGTACGGATTGTGTTTGTTTATCCGCCATAACGCTTCCTTTTTATTAATGGCTCGAAACCATATCGAGCACAAATCTTAGAGAGCCAAGACATTCCGTTCATTAGACATTCCAGTCATGGCTATAGCTCTTACAACTACTGGGCGATATAAATCGGTGTTCATTGCAGAAATCTGTCCAGCGACCTTGACTCTCTATTTAAATCTTTGCCCCTACAGAAAACATGACTAAACCATAGGGGCGCACCAACATATAGTTAGGGTAATCTATCTATCAGTGGTAGTAAAATCTTGCTGATTTCTTCTACACCATCTGTTACTTTAGTGAATTGATTTGCTATCTTATTCATCTCGAGCAAATCATCTAAATCTCTGTCTGGTGTATTTAATGCCATTATTGACTCGCCAAACGATTTACCGAACTCAGCAAATTTTAGTAAATTTTCTACAATTTCCTGCTTTTGTTCATTACTCATAGCACTATCCTTATTAGTTGAAATATTAATACCAGTACAGCGAAGAGCAATACTGCATCACCGGCTGTATCGCTGGTAGTTTTATCTATAAATTTATCCATTTTCATATTTACACCATTTACAATTGCTACATAGGTTATCTTCATGTATCTCAAGTAGTATGCCATGATAAACATGATTGCCTATTATTCTTGGGCTTTTCGTTACATTAGTATCATACAACTGCTGAAATTCTATTGGTCTTAAATGTTTTATAGCATTCCATTTAACTTCACCAACGCCATAAAAATCTTTCATTTCATATATATCTTCAAGCGTTCTTTTCATCATCAGCTCCTTTATTATAAATCTTGTCATAACATTCAAGGCACAACTGGCCAGAGCCTTCAATATACCCCAGCCTTAAATCTATTGGCATAGTCTTATCATACAGCGAATCATCACTACATACAGTACATTTATCTTTATCATCGCCAAATTGTTCTTTAAACACAAGTTTTTCATCTTCCTGCATTGTATCTTCAACTTCTCTTTGCAGTTTCTCGAAATGGTCTGTTTCAGTTATATTGCCCATGAATTAATATCCTTTGCTGTAAAAATAGTTACCAATGTTGTATAGTTTACTAGCCAGAGCCCAAGCTTTACCATCATCTTCGACTTTTAATAATTTGCTCCAGAACGTTGTACCACTGCCCCATATACCAAAAGCTATCTCACATGAGATATAGCCAAGGTATTCAAAGAACAATCTTTTATGTGCTGGTACATACCTTCCATCTTGGTCTGGCAATCTTGTGTAATCTTTCATATGCTAGTCCTCAAATATCTTTTGTAAGTCTAAATATTCGCTATTCATTTGTTCCATAGCCCATTTTTTTACATCATTATCCCATCCATGTCTGCTAATGTGTAATTTTACTATACTATCAAGTTCATCGCCATCTAATTTATTATTACTAACAAATATATCCATTACGCACTCTTTTATAAAATCATCGTCTGGATACTTAGCATCAGTCATTTCTACTGGAGGTTTATATCCCATTTTACATTCCTTTCATTTTTAAAGCTTCTATCAGGTATTTAGCATAACCTGTTAAAATTTCTTTACCTTCAAACAAGAATGATTCAGCGTTGTTCTTTACAGCTTTATTATATATAGACTGCAATTTCTTTGTATTCTCTCTTGTAAATATTATGTGCTCTTTCATCTTATCTAGCGAACAATACTCTCATTTCTGTCTTAAATTCTTGCTCAGTTATGTTCTTATTGTCATAACTATTAAATGTGCGTTTAATTCTGGTTAAAAGCCAGTCCTGTCTGTCGCGTTCAAATGTCGTAAGTTTGTTGGGTATATAACGTACGCCATTAGGAACACCAGCATATATATCTTCATACTGGAAACAATCATCATTTAGCGTAGTTGTTATTTTCTTTACGTTATCATGTATAACAACTGGTAGTTTATGTTCATTGCCGTCATCATCCTTGAACATCAAAGGACTGTTGCTAAACATTTCATTTACAAAGCTTCTCTGGTGTTTAGTAGGGATATATCTAACAATAGATTTACCCTCGAAGCTAAATGTAAGTTTGTTCTTGCGGTCAATAAATACTGTTAACATTACTATCGCTCTATAATATAGTAATACAGTTGAAATCTGTGAGGTTTATGAGACTGAGCTTTATTAAGTTTATCCAACTCTTTTTTAGCGTCATCTTTGTTATGGAACGTTTCTCTCACTGCTGAACCGAGACTGTTTTCCTTCATTAAGTAGTATGTTCTTCTCATTGTCATGTTTATCCTTTATTAATTAATACTTGTAAAACTTTGCTACAGGTTACAACATCGCAATCAGTATCAAATAGATACCAATTTATACCACCATCGCGTTTAATATTGTATCCGAGCGATTTTATTTTAGACATGAATTTGTCTGGGTTAACATTACCACCTCGATGAATTTCATACTTGTGATAACGAAAGAAATTACTTTTCATAGTCATGTTTTCCTTTGTTGGTGTTTTGGGTGTGTGTGTCAAATATACCTTGTAAAAAAAAGGGTGATGAATTCACACCACCCTTTTAGGTATGTGTAAGGGTTAACTACTTCGTAACTGTTTTCCCTTCATGGTTAGTGTACTTTGTACCTTTTTTAAGTGTAGTTAACATCTTAGGTTTTCCATTAACTAAGACATACTCCCGGAAAAATGGATTCTGTATTCTATACAGTTTACCGGACTTACCAACAAAACACTCGTTAGAATCGGTACGTTCGTTAATTAATGTAATAACGTCCCGTTTCGTATCTTTCATGTTGTCGGTGAAGTCCTCTCCATTCGTCCCAATACCATCAGTACTCGGAGGACGTTTACCAAACATCCCCAGTGTTTTGACCTTAGACTTAACCAGTTCAACATCAAAGGTCTTAGTCTTAGGATTATAACATTCGAACAAGGTAATCTTCCAATTATCACCACCAACGTTGTTAAGGTCAGTGTTGTTAACGGAGTCTTGATACCAAGTTTGAGATGTTATCTCTGTTGGTAGTGTTGGGAGTGTATCCTTTGTCAGTGGAGGAACTACAGAGGGTTTTCCCTTTGTAGGTTTTAGTTGTCCTTTTGACATGATATACTCCTTTTTCATGTGTGTAATATACGGAGACTGTCATTACCAAACAATCAATCAATAATGTATGTATGATATATATATTTAATATTACTCTCCAAAAATTGAATGAAATTAAACCTAATATATATTATGCGCATAAATGTAACGTCAAAAATCTCAACCCAGAATCATAATCTCAACCAGTATTCGACCCAGTTGGGGGCGGGGTAAAAGACTAACCCACATTGTACAGCAATTTTTACAATTTCCACACAAAACACATCTCTCTATAGCTTTATTATATATATTATATACATATAGCTAAGGGCTTATATAAATATATGAAGCTATAGCTGTATTATATATATATAAGCATAGCTATATTAGTTATAATATATATATATAAGCTATGGCCCAAAAAGCAAAGTTTTGTTCTTGTATTTCAGCTTAAAAAGCAGTTATATTAGCCCACAACAAAAAACTGGAGTTAAAAGCTATGGCTAATACCAAGAAAGCAACAAAAAGAGCAAGAACAAAAATGAATCCTGTGTTTAGGGCCCTGAAAAAGCCTGTTAAGTTGCCCTTTAAATTGAAGAAGTGGTAGCAGTTGGCAGTGGAAAGAGTAAATCAAGGCTTTTGGAGTTGGCAAGGAAGAATTGTGCTAATTGGGATAATGGAAAATGTATTGGCTGTATGATGAAAACTGAGAATAAAGTGATTATTTTAAGAATATCCGGCAGATTTGCTAATCAGCCCTGTCAAGTTAATAAAAAATGTGAATATTTCGATAATGTGGTTATACAAGGAATAAATGATGGAACTTGAACATCTTGATTTAGTTGATACAATCAGCAGATTACGTGAAATATGTAAAAAACTGGATATATCCGCTATTCTTGATGGAAATGCTAAACAAATGGATATTATATCCGAAATAAAGATGAGAGTTGAGAATATGGAAGTAGAAAGGGTTGAGGCTGTGGATTTAGGAATGCCTTACTATAAGGCCTGATATGGCTAAGAAAAAAATACATAGAAGGGCTATTGTAATTCCTGATGTACATTTTCCTTTTCAGGATGATTCGGCTATTAATGTGGTGCTGAAGGCTATAAAAATGGTTAAACCTAATATATTCGTCTGCCTTGGCGACCTTGGTGAATGGGTAAGTGTTTCGCCGTGGCGTTATAAACGTAGAAAGAGGCCGCCGCTGGAGTATACACTGGAAGATTTAGAATGTGAGGCTGATAAAGTGAATGCCGGGCTCGATTTGTTCGATAATGTCTTGAAAGACGTTGGCTGTGTAGATAAACATATGATTGAAGGCAATCATGATGACTGGCTGAATGCTTTTGTAGAAGAGTTTCCGTACTTGCCAAACTACAAGTTTAAGAATATTATGGGCCTTAAAGACCGAGGCTACAAATATTACCCGTATGGACATCTATTACAGATTGGCAAACTATACTTCTACCATGGCGGACATTACAGCACAGTTAACCACACCAGACAGCACGTTATGAACCTTGGCAAGAATATTTTATATGGGCATACACATGATGTACAAAGGCAGGGCGTTACCCATGTAGACGGTGCTCACCATGCTTGGACTCTTGGCTGTCTCAAGGATATGTCAAAAGAGAAGAATCAGTGGCTCAGGGGCCGTCATACCAACTGGTGTCATGCTTTTGCCATAATTGACTGGTTTGAAGACAATAATTTTAGAATTGATGTAATTGACATACATAAGGGAAAAACATACGTATGGGGAAATCTAGTAGATGGAAACGCATAGTGTCCGGAGGGGTGGCACGGGCTACCAAGTAATTAGGTTGGGAGTGGCACTATGCATACCAAACTGGTAAAAAAACGACTAGAGTACCTGTATAACAACAAAGATGAGTTTTTTGACAATCATGATGATGAACTTGTGGATGACTGGCGTGAAGCTTCTACTGGTGATTGGATACTTACTGACGATGGTCAGGTATGTAAAATACTACATCGTGGGGTATTTTCGACTGGTAAGGAGTATGTTCGTACTGTTCTTGGTTCATATCCTGTACGAAACTCAATTCAGATTACTGGCGACCTAGCCGAAGACGTATACAGGTTCACAAAGTATGTAAAGTGCAGAAAACACAGGATAGATGAAGAAAAGGTTAATAACCGTGAAATAGTGTTTGCCAAGTATGTTGCTAACGGTATGCCGCCAGAACAGGCGTATATCAGGTTATTTAAGACTAATGATAACAAATACTCCAAATCTGCATCAACAGCTCTATTAAAAACTAAGAGGATAACAAAATTGATTAGCGAAGAAACTAAGAAACTACTTGGTGAAGTTGGTATTGATGAAGAATACTTGCTTTCCAGAACAAAAGATATTATTGATAACTATGATGCCCGTGATTCTGATAAACTAAGGGCTCTTGAGATGATGATGAAAATAGCTGGTATGTTTCCTAATGATAAGAAAACCGAGTCCCTTACCGTATTTCAAGGATTTACTAGGGAACAGCTGCAGCAACTGAATAAAGCCGATGTCAAGGCTATAGGGCATGCAGAAAAAAATATCACATAGCGATATATCATTGTATATAATGCCTCTTTATAGTAGTAGAATAAGAAAATGCAGGGTATGCAGCAGGGCTATTAATAATCACAAGAAGATGATTGTTTTTAATGAATTCTATATGCCTGTAGGTTTTAGCTGTAAATACTGTAATTCTGTGTATATTGAAAATGATATATTGATTGATGTTGGCAATCCTGATAAAGTGGATATCTATGGAGAATCGTGAGTTAGATAATTTTTTTGAATCTTACTTGGATATAGATTCTTGGGCAGAAAAACTAGAGGATAAAGAATATGAAGTACAAAGCCGTAGGAAAAAGAGTTTATCGAAAAAACAGCAAGAAAGACAAGTGGGTAATAGAAATGAAGACCATGAGTTCATTCCACGCCGCAAAAATGGTAAAAAGATTAGAAATGGAGCAAAATGAATGGCGTCCAAAGAAAAAGAAATAGAATCCTTTAATATAGTCCCACCACCATCTGAGTCTAAGATAAATGATGAAATACTCAAGAAATCAATAGGTGACCTGATATATTTTGGCAGGGCCTTTCTGCCTAAGGATTTTCTATATAAGAGCGCTTCACCTGATTTTCATTACACTGTTGCTGAAAAACTGTTAAGTACTAAGCCGGCAGCCCGTATTTGTAATATCCTGCCTCGCGGATTTGGTAAGTCAATACTTGCCAAGACGTCTGTAATCCATAAAATGCTGTTTTCACCTCAGGGTGATAGATTGTTTATTGCTTGGGTTGCTGAGGAACAGGGACAGGCTATTGACCATATTAAGTACGTTAAGTCACATTTTGAGTATAATGAGAAGATAAAGTACTATTTTGGCAATCTGGCCGGGGATGCTGTTGGCAACAGGTGGACTGAGAAAGATATTGTTACATCCAAGGGCGACAGGATAATTGCTAAAGGAACCAGCCAAAGGCTTCGTGGCCGTACTGAGATTGATGTACGTTATACTGGTATCATTCTTGATGACTTTGAATCTGAATTGAATACCAAGACTCCTGAAAGACGGGATGAGATTAAGAAATGGATTGTATCTACGGTATATCCGGCCCTTGAGGAATCTCCCGGCAGGGAAGGTTGGATATGGCTGGCCGGTACTATTGTACACTATGACTCATTCCTGCAGATGATTGTTGATGGTTTAAGGGAAGCTAATCGTGAAGGCCGTAAATATCCTTGGGATGTTACATTCCATAAAGCCATAGAAGATGAAAAGCCGTTATGGCCTGAACAGTTCCCGTTAAAAAAGCTTGCTGCCAAGAAAGGTGAGTTTATTGAAGCTGGCATGGTTAATAAGTTTGCTCAGGAGTATATGAACGATGCCCGTGATATATCAGATGCATCTTTTAAGATTGACAGGATACAGAAGCATAACTATACTTTTATTTCTAAAGATAAATTTGCTTATCTTGAAGACAATGATGGGAACTTTATTCCGATTAATGTGTATATAGGAGTTGATGTTGCTGCTACTGCTACAAAGAAATCAGACTTTCAGGTTATTCTGGTAATTGGTATTGATAAGGCTAAGAACAGGTATGTACTGGAATATTTCCATGAAAGGATACCTACATTCGATGTACCGGAGAAAATCATTGATATTGCTAAGAAGTATTCTCCAGTGAAGCGGGTTACAATAGAAACAGTAGCAGCTCAGGAAATGGTTCGTGATATGGTTACCCGTATAGCTACAAAGGATAGAAGGTTGATACCCGGCATATTCAAGGGCGTAAGGCCACCGGCAGGAATTAAGAAAGAGGATAGGTTGGAAACATCTCTCGGCCCTATCGTTAATTCAAAGAAATTGTATATTCGTAATAGTATGACAGAGATTGTGGATGAATTCTTTGAACATCCCTTTGCCAAACATGATGACCTTATGGATGGGCTGTATTATGCTGATTATTATGCTAAACCACCATTAAGCGGTAAAGTGGATAAGAAAGAGGTAAATAACCGTAGCAGTAATACTCAAACCAGCAAGAAATATAACTGGTTTACAGGTGCCAGAGTAAGCTAAAAAAAGTTTGCTTTTGCTATTGACAAGTATTATAATTGTTACTTAACTTATAAAGTATCTATGCAAATACAAGAAGACCCGAGAGCTAAGATTACCAGAGAGCTTCATCAGCGATATCGTGACGCCCGTTCTGAATGGGATACGGAGGCTAGGAAAGATATTGACTTCTTTTACGGTAATCACTTTAGTGATAATGAAGTAGATGAGCTGGAAAGTAGGAATCAGGCTGCTGTCCCAATGGACAGGGTTGGCCCTGCTGTTGAGAAGATGAAGGCTATGTTAACATCCTCATCTCCGGCCTTTACAGTTATACCAAGGGAGGACTCCGATGTAAAGATGGCTAAGATGTGGCGTGTGGTGTTAAGTTATATTTGGGAAATATCTGATGGTAATTCCCAGCTAAAGGAAGCTATTCACGACCATAGTGCTTCAGGATTAGGTTATTTGTATGCTTATATTGATGCTGATTCTGATTTTGGAAAAGGTGAGGTAAAATTTACAAGTGTTAATCCATTCCGTGTTTATGTACCGTCATCGAGCCGTGACAGGTATTTTAGTGATGCTGATAATATTATAT